GGATTTAATTCTGTTTCTGTAAAATATCTACCATCTAAAGTACCAGTAGCTATATCTTCATTTACTATTGTGCCATTAACTATATTAGCACTAGCTATAGTAATGTCTGTTGGTAAAGCACCACTACCTAGTTTTGTAAGACCAACAGAATCATTTAATAACTTACTACCACTTATATTTGCAGAAGCATTTATATCATCATTAACAATAGTTCCGTCAGCAATCATTGTTGAAGTAACTGAACCTGTGTCACCTGTTGTTACAACTGTGCCAGTTACATCAGGAAAAGTAATAGTCCTATCAGCAGTAGGGTTTGTTACTGATATTGTTGTTTCGTTTGCATCATCAGAGCTACCTTCAAAAACTATTGACCCTGTAAAGGTTAAGCTGCCATCTCTTTTAACTAAATCGTTGGTAACAATATCAACAAATTCTTGTAAACCAAATAATATCTGATCGCTATTACTATCTAAATCTGCTTCTGTTAAAACGCTACCATCTTGAAAGTCTACCTTTTTAGCACTAATATCTGTATCTCTTTGAAACTTAACAGCAGCACCATTAGCAGGTGTATTACCACTTGTGAAAGTAAGAGTTGAACCGCTAATTGTATAATGTGTCGTTATTGTTTTTAAGACTCCACCAACAGTTACATCTATTTCATTTTGAGATAAAAACGGAAACGATATAGGAAACGAGTTAGTACTACCATTACCTGTATGATTGGTAAAAGATGCTGCTGTATTAGTAGCCATGATTAGTCATTAACTATTGGATTAATTATTCTCATTATATCTTCATTAGCTCTTGTAGTTTCATTTTCTGCTTGTTTTTTCAATTCTGGGTCTAAAATAAATTCTTTGTAATATTCTATCGCAGCTTTTTTATATATTTTATAAATATCTCCTACTTGTTTTTGTAATTCTTTTCTTACTTTATCTTTATTTTTTAAATTAGCTTGAGCATCTATAGCACCAGAATCATCACTTTCAAGGTATTTCAAAGCTTTTATATTTTTTTTGTCTCTTGATAGTTCTAAAATCATTTCGCCAAATCGTTTACCATTCTTAGTGTCAAATACAGGATTTCTACCTTTAAAATTTATAGGTATGTTTGGAATAAGACCTGTAAGTTTGTTGTAAGCTTTTGTATCTAAATTAATACCATTTCCTTCATTGTCAAATGGTATGACATCACTAGGAGGTACTACTTTAAATTGTATTCTTCTTAAATATTCATCTATAGGATTATCTTTTTCTTTTTTATATTTAAAAGGGTTAAAGTAATTACCAAAGAAAGCACCTTCTGGGTACTCTGCAATTTTGCCTGTTGTTATGCTTCTTATAGGTTCAATATCTGCACTAAAACCTGATGTGCCATCTTGTAAATCTCTCATTATCATTAATCCAATAGTATCTAATGTTTGAAAAGGGTTATTAGATTCTTTAAGACTACCAAAATCATTACCTTCATATTCACCTATATCTTCTGTTCTTTCTTCTTGTGGAAATAAATCACCTTTTCTGAACTTTGTTTTTCTTTTAGGAAATCTACCTTTAAATGTTTTTTTTGTTAATTCGTCATACCATTCTTCCCCTCTAGCTCTAGTAATACTTCTTTTTAAAGAAGCAGGGTAATTAATAATGTTTGTAATGTAATTAACTGGTATTCGATAAAATCTTTTTAAAGCACCTACATCACTTGTAAGATCAATCATTTGTGCAATATTTTGAATCATATATTTATTATTTAAGTTTCTTGAAAGTAAAGCTGTAAGAGCATAAGCAGCATTATCATAATCTTCATCTGATTGAAAATCTCTCATATATGCCATATCACCTGCAATCATAAGTAAAGACCCGATTGGTTCCATTCTTGAAAAAATATCTATGTATTCATAGTTTGGTTGTCCATTGTCTCCTCTAATTATGTTGCCATCTTTATCTTTCTGTATAACTCTAAAACTGTAAGGCAGTTCATCAGTTCTTTTTTCTCCTTCTCTTAACCACCTATTATGATGACCACCACCAACAAGAGCTAATTCTGCTTCTGGATTATCTTTTGCTGCTGCTAAAGCTATAAAATAAGCCCATATCGTAGCACCTACAGTAGCTTCACCATTAGCTCTATAAGCAGTAGCTAAATCTTCACTTAATAAATTATCGTTGTGTTCTTTTAATATTCTTCCTAATGTTGCGTTGTATTTAGGTGGCATACCTTTAAACAAAGTTTGCATATCTGGCACACCTGTTCTTCTTAAAACTTGTTTACCTATATTTACAGGTGTAGTAACAAAAGGAACTATTGGTTTTAAAGCAGTAGATTTTAATATTTCTGCAAGTTTTTTAGTTTGTGCTGACCCTGCACCTGTAAGACCAAAACCTTTACCTAATTCAGTTGTAAATGTTCTATCTGCTGCGTAATCTAAAGCTCTTGTATATGAGTCTAAAATATTTTCATTTGGTACAAAATCAGGAAAAGCGGTGTCCATATTATTAGTAAAACTTTTTGTATTAACAATATTTGTAATTTCATCAAAATTACTATTGACATAAATACTAAAACTTTTTCCTGTAAGTCCTTTTTCTGTTGCTTGTTGTGCAAGTTCACCCATCAAATGTGAACGAAATGCAGTTTGTTTTATAACTTCGTCACCTGCCATCATAAAACGAGAAGGTAATCTAACTCCATGACCAAGTAAGTTAATACTTTTTGCAAACATAGAATCCCCTGCCATTCTTATTGCATATCTTTCATAAGCATCTTGTCCAAACATTCTTCTTTCATCAAGAATATTTTTATCAAGCCATAGTGCTTTACCTGCTGCGGTCATACTATCTTTAAATGTCGTAAACATAGCAGCAAGTTCTCTAGCTGCTCTTTTTTTCATTTGCATATCCATTATTGGACTACCTGCTGCTAGGTCTAAAGGGCCAAGAGCTACATTAAACAAAGAACCGATAATGTTAATAATTTGTGTTTCTGGTGCAGACAGCAAACTATTGATAAATATTTCATTACTAACACGCATAGCTTTTGCTGCACCTTCACCAAATCCTATACCTTTAACAAGTTTACTAATTCTTTTACTGTCACCCTGCATAGCTAATACTTTTCTTGTAATACCTAGCAAACCTTCAATATCATTATTTTTTATATAAGTCTGCATACCTTCAT